ATTTTCTGAGTAAGTAGCATCAAATGAGCCGCCCGGATATCTAGCTTCAAGTTTTTTAATATTCTCTTGAATAACATCGTTGGGGTCCACATTAAGGGCTCGGCAAGCGTTAATCCAATACCACATAACATCCCCTAACTCCCTGACCATATGGAAGACATTTTCGTCAGTTAGGGGCTTACCTTGAAATATAATCTTCTTGGGCACTTCAATAAACTCACCTGCTTCTGCTGCTAAGCCGAAACATGCAGTGATAAGCAACGGTACATTAATGTTCGGACCATACACACCACTTTCACCGTTAAAGTTAGCATCTACCCTATCTAATACATTAATGAATGATGTTAAGTCATTACTGGGAGTACTAGTGACAGCCTCTACGAAATCTTTATATTTGTTCAAATCTATATTCATACTAAGTCCTTATACATTAATTTTCTTCCTTCTTCAACTAGAACCTGAGTAAAAATCTCATTAGGTCGTTGCATCATTGCACATGCTAGCATAAGCATATCATTCTGATTGGCAGTTAGCTTGATTGACAAGTCAATCAAATCCATTAACGCTGTCATTCGTTCTGGTGTTGCACTCATTACCATGCTTTCAAAATAATCATTGCCTCATTAAACCGACCATTCGGTGTAGTTCTTACAGCCTTAATTTCATCAAAGAACTTTCTGCCTGCGGGCTTACCGAGTTTCATTAATGCAGGGAGTGATTCTCCGGGTTTGCGTAAAGTTTTAACTTGACTCTTAGTTGTATCAAATCCGAGAATTGTAGTCCCCTTAATAGTGAATGTTTTACTGTATTCGTCAGCCTGTAGATAAATCAACTTACGCTTCGATGTATCATATAGATAGCATTCACTTGCACCGTGTAGCTTTGTTGGGTGGATGCTAACTAAGTCTAGCTTTGCTGCAACATCTTTGAATACTTTCAAGTACTTGAGCTTAGCCACTTGCTTTTCAACAGGTACTAGCTTACGAGCGCGTGGAGCTTTGCTAGCTTTCTTGACTGAGATATAGCTGTTCAGGTCACTCAGCACTGACTCAATGAACTTGATAGTTGTGCGAATTTGAATCTTCGACAAGTGAGCATAGCCCTGAACAAGTTGACTATCTTTGCCAGCTTGTACTTCTTCAAACTCTGCAAGTTTACGCTTCCAAATGTCAACAATCAAACTGATGTGCTGTGGCATGACATTCTTCTTAGCAATCTCATCCATCGGCCTGAGTTTTGTATTAATCTTTGATTCACCTAGAATGAATTCGTCAAACAAACCTTCAAGTTCGCCGGCGGCCTCGCTAGCTTTCTCGCGCATAATTTCTTGAATGTTCGGACGATTCGTAGCGACTTCTTCTTTTTCTTTAGAAACTTTTGTCATGCTAGACTTAGCTTCGATTGGACCAGTCAAGCACCTGACTAGTCTAGCGATTTCGTTCTCTAGTGTCGCCTCTTCATGTTCAGTAAGTTCAAGGCCGCGCATTGTCATACGAGACAGCCAGCACAGGGTTGACAAGAATTCACCTTCATGCACCTTTCGCAACTGTTTAGATTCTTCGGTCCGTTTGTGAAACTCGCAGTATTGAGCCAACAGTTCCCGACCATCTTTCTTGTTATAGAAACGACCATACCAAGTGAACGATCTTGCTAGTGCAGAGAGTCGATTTTCTGGCTCAGGCTGCAACGGGAAAAATGGCTCATCGCCCATATACTTTTGGTCAACATCCCGAGGATTCAGGGCCTTAATGAAATTGTCTTCTGTCTGTTTGGGTTTACGTGTAGCCATGATTATTTCCTATGTTGCGATTACTTAGCACTGAGTATAACACAGATTGACATTTCTGTCAAACTATGTTTACCCTGAGTATTATCAAATTTGAGCAAACAGTTCGCCGTACATTTCTTCGTATACAGCATCAAAATCTTCACGGATCCACTCGATAGCATAACCCTTTGATGCATATTCATCAGCCAAATTTTGCAATTTACTCAGAGCCTTTGCGGCACTCAGTCCTTCATTTGCCATCATGCTCAGGTTGCTACAGTGCATGAAATTGTTGCTATCTTTGTGGGCGCTAACTTGCACAAATTGCTTAGTCATTTCAATGTCCTTTAATTAACTGTCTATGCAATGATTATATACCCAAAACCATTTAATGTCAACCTTTGAAAAACGATAAATAAGAGTACTATGCTAGCGCCTTTCAACTTTTCGCAAAACAAATATACCAACTGGTATACCAATATCATCGCCGGTGCCCAGATCAGGAGAGCAGAATCACATGTACGGAAAAAACGAAAACCAGAATCTATTGCTAAAATGCTAGCCACCCGAGAACATAAAAGATTATTAAAATTAGCAAAAGGTAGTGTACCATGCCTCGGTTAAGCCTTTACCGTTCCCAAAAATCCAACGATTTCAAGTTCTTTGATCGGATCATCAAAGAGCAGTTCACTGTGGGCGGCACTGACCTGTACATCCACAAATATTTGGGTATCAAAGATCAGGGCCCAAGCGTTGACCATACTCAGCCTCAATATGATAAGCTAGACCCGACAAACATACAAGATTTACTATTCCTAGAGAATCGTGACAGAAAGTATGAACCAAACATCTACCGTGTACGCGGACATTATAATATTCAAAACTTAGACTTTGATTTAAGTCAGTTCGGATTGTTTCTGAATAACGATGTGATTTTCATTACTATTCACTATAATGAAATGATTGATTTGATTGGCCGTAAATTAATGGTTGGTGATGTACTTGAGTTACCACATATGACAGACTATCATCCATTGAATGAAGCTATTCCGACTGCATTACGAAGGTACTATCAAGTTACTGACGGCGACTTTGCTAGTGAAGGTTTCAGTAACACTTGGTACCCTCATCTATGGCGTATCAAATGTGAACCATTAGTTGATAGCCAAGAGTTCAGTAATATTCTTGATAAACCTACAAATAAAGATAACTATTTAGGTGATTGGGATAAGACTACTCTATATCCTGCAGGATACACTATCAGCTTTGGTGACAAAAATTATCTTACTAAAATAGATACCCCTGCAGGTATACCATGCACAGATACAACATACTGGGAGCCTGATACGGCTGATAACTTAAAAGACATTCTAAGTCGCTATAACACTAACATCAAAATCAATGATGCAGCAATTACCGAGGCTACTCGATTACTACCTGCATCAGGATACGACCGCACTCAGTTATACATTGCTCCGCTTGCAGATGATAACACCCCGGTGCCCCCTGTGAATCTTGTTTATCTAAAAGGCACTCCTAAGTTGCCCACAGGTGATCTTACTTTGATAACATCCCCTGGCTATAAACATGCCGCACCCGTAATTCGTATCGCTGCTGCTGCAATGCAAAGTATATGGGATATGACTGCGGATGGTGATCACACTAAACTAACTGAATTTATTAAAATGAGTTTGAAGGTAGCTGAAATAAAACCTGATCGCACTGACACCGGGTCAGGCGCTGTCATTGGTAAACTAGTACTGACTGCAAAAGCATTAGGTGCAGTCAATGGACCATATGGAACTGCTGACGGTACCTATGCTGAGGCTGGCCAGCATCCAGCAGCCCCGAACTTTACGGGTACTCTGATACCTGATGTTATGGATTACCGAGCAGACTCTGATCCTAGATATCACTTTGTTGCTAAGACTAGCCCGCGCGGATTCGGATATACTGATGGTTATCTAGTTGGTACTGCTGCTGCGCCCAACGGATTACCCACCGGTAGTGGAATTTCATTCCCGTCTAACCCTAAGTCGGGTGACTACTTCTTACGCACTGATTACTTACCGCAACAGCTATTCCGTTGGGATAGCAGATTATGGGTTAAGATTAGCGAGAATGTACGAACTGGTACCGGACTGGGCCCTAATGACAAGTCACAGAGAGCATCCTTCATTAACAACAGCAATGTTACTGTATTGACTAACGGTACAACTGTACCCGAGAAACAAGCTCTATCGCAGATATTCAAAATCCAAGTAGATTAAGGAACACAATGGCCGCCCACTTTTATGATAATCAGATCCGAAGATTCTTAATCCAATTTGCGAGGGTGTTTTCGGACTGGCGAGTTACAAAGGGCAAAGACCCCGCAGGTAATGACATTCTAACTCGCGTTCCTATCCAATATGGTGATAGTAGCAGAATGGCTCAAGTGCAGATAGCTAACAATAGCCCTAGTAGTTTACCTAGTGCTCCTTTGATTTCGTACTATATTAGTGGGTTTGAATATGACCAACGTAGGACACAAGACCCATACTTCGTTGACAAGTTATCAGTGAGACAACGCACTTTCAATACAGACACCCGACAGTACGAACCCACACAAAGTCAAGC